CTTAACTTAAGTGCATAATAACTCTATGAGCTTTATCTTTTTGATCGGGATTCATAATCAAGTTTTCATACTGCAAATAAAGCTTGTACAAATACTCGAATCGATAACTTGCCGAAGACAGTCCAATGATTTTGTTGTGAGGCCAAATATGACGCTCAGATTCTTCCATTTTGCCTTCTTGTATCATCTTGGTTTCTAAATCATAAACTTGTTGTCTTTCAGTAGGATTTTCTACAACAGCCAAGAACGGTAAAATAACTTCGTTGAGAATCTTTTCTGGCATCAATAAAAGCTCATCGATAATCATTCTTTGGAAACGGAAACCACGAAGTTTTTCACCATCACCAAGAGGCAGTGCTGTGATTTTACTTCTTCCAATTTCCATAACCCATTCATCATTGCTTTTAGAAACTCTTGTAATACACTGAGATAATAATGCAGCTTTGGGACTTCTAGAAATATCTTCGATCTTTCTGAAAATCATCTTTGACTGTCTAAATGATTTACTAATAATCCCAATATGAACACCCTGATTAAATATTGCATCTAGAATAGCAAACACAGCTGTTGAGAATGATTTGGAAAGACCTCGACTCCAAATGCCTAAAAAGTAATCCGTTTCCATCATAGACTTGATTGCTATATGTTGGAACGGGAATAAACTAACTCCAGTGATTAATTCGGTGGCAAAAGATGGATTCTCTCGCAAGAATTTATATAAAAGAACCTTTGCTTTTTTCTCTTCTATAAAACCTTTGCAATCAAGAACTTCCTGATTTACATTCTTGAATTTTTTATTTAATTTTTGCGATCCTTCTTGCCAACTCATTTGGAACTCCTTTCGTAATAATCCATAACCTTGTTATCTAAGAAATACTGCATATCAGTATTCCACAACTCTTTCCCACAAATCAATAGTTTTGGAATTAGTATTTGACTATTCCCTCTACTTCCGCTAAAAACAAATTGGCAACAGTCTCTATATTCGTGTTGCAGTTCTTTCATCACATGAAAGGCATAATCAAGATTATATCTCTTTGGTGAGTGAGCGTTTCTTTCTGACATTCGATATAAATCGCATTCAGTGACAATAAACAAATAAGATCCAAGATCTCTGCATCTTTGAAGTTCTCTCGCGAATCTTTTATAGCCGACTGTCATAGTAGAACAAAAATCAGCGAATGATTTTCTGTCTACATAAGTATAATTATAATCATCGCCGCTTACGGCATAATCTCCGACATCTAATTTAAGACTCTTGGAGTTTTTAAACTCTAACGGCTGCTGTTCTCTTGTGTCTACATATATCTGCACATCGCGGCAATCATTATGAAATGCTTGTGGCAAATTAGCGGGGAACATAGGTTCCACATCACATAGTTTACAAACTTTTGAATAGCTTCCGAAAACTTCTTTATAAATATGCATAGAAGGCAAGCTGGAAGTGAAAAGCTCAATAGTGTTCGGGCCATATATTAATTGTTTCTTTTTTATTCTTTTTTTCAAGCAAGAAATTATATAAGGCTCAACTTCTTCAATGGGAGCCGTTTCACACCACTCGATTAATTGTTTATATGTAGTGAAATCTCTTTCAAAGTAGTCTTCATAATTTTTGAATTGCAGTAAGCATCCAGTTAACTTGTTTTTTCTTTGGAAATGCTTTACATAGTAATCCCCAAGCATCATATCGTGTTTTTTGATATGAGCATGTAGGCTTTTTAACAGAGGAAATGATTCCTCGCACTCTTTACAATCAAATGACATCTTCTTGTGAAATTCCTAGTATTCTGCTTTTCCATTCAACCATTCCCTCTAAGCGATGAGCTTCCTCTTTGATAAGAGCTTTCTGCATCTCCGCGATATTAACCATGTTGATTCTCTCCTCTTCGTCTTGAAAGGATTGAACCAAAGAAAGAATTGATGCATTTTCTTTGTGTCTACTTTTCATACGTTCAGAGCGATCACCCTGAAGCTTTTTAGTAAGATTTTCAATTCGAGTTTCGCACTGATGGTATTCAGAACTTTTTGCTTTAATAATCTCAGATAGGCGCACGCTCATTTCTTCTTGATCATTTGTAATGTCAAAAATATCATTAAGTTTATTCAAGTGTTTGCTAACGACTTCCAAATTAACAATTTCCTTGCACACGTTCATGTACAAGTTAATTTCATCAGCAGTTAAATCAGGCTTGTCCCAAGTAAGACGGATGAATTCATGCTCGAATAATCCCCTATCTTCTTTAGATGTATAATTATTTACAATTTTTAAAAATCTTGAATTATTTAAATTAATACCCAACCTGTCCACACATACCTTATGTTGCCTATTAATCTTCTCATCCTGCAATTCACTGCCAGTTGCATCGTTGATCTTCTTGACGATTCGGCTCGTCGATTTCGGCGCTACATAACTGTTTAATCCAACATCACTATCCTGTGATGGGGAATAATCTGGGTTAATTTCATTAATGACGCTAAAGACAGCTCTTTGCTCAAGCGACAACGGTTTTATTTCCTTGTCAGGAAATAAAATTTCTGCAATGCGCAAAGAAGAAGATCCTCCGTTGGCATGTTCGACAATGAAATCCTTTTGCTGCTTGGTAAACTCGATTCCTTCTTTTTTTACGCGAGTTGACGTTTTGAACTTCAAGCCAGCTTCAATCATATAAGATCTAATCAATCTTCCCTCTTTGCTTCTACCGTCGATATCTTGGTTGTCGAAAACAATTCGGGTAATATCGTTAAGATCTGTTGTTTTTCGATATGTATCTTTGATTTTTTGTTTTTGTTCTTCAGTTAAAGTCATAAAATTATATCGTATTCATTAATAATGTTTTCGGCTTTTTCCTTTAACATTTTTTTCAAATTCTTTATTTGTTTATAGCCAGCTTTGCGATTCTTTTCATTGCTTTTATAGCCCATAAACTTAGCCACTTCTTCTTCGCTTTTATGTTCGAAGAACAGCATGATATAAACTGTGTAGTGAGGTTCGGAAAGTTGCTTCTTTAAAAGATCGTTTAATTTTAAAACAGAATCAGAGAAATCTATGCCCGAATCATGTTTCTGATTAACCTCTTGAGTATGATTCTCCATTGGAAGTGGAAGCTTGATACCATAGCCAGATTGTTTTCGCTTGGTCCATTTGGCGTATATAGCACAAGAGGAGTTTTGAATACCATTGCTGGTGGCAGCGCATAGATTATCTCCCATATTAAACTTGCACTTCATGCACGGCTTAACGTAGTTGGTATAGTTGTTGCGTATGGTATTTTTGATTTGATTGGAAGCTATTCGAGCAGCCCAAGGCTCCAATGGCTTTGTTTGATCCCACATGCTCCACTTGTTATAAATGTGGATCTTAATGTTCTGAGATACATCGTCAAAATCAAACCAATTAATAGCTTTTAACTGCCATTTTTTTTTAAATTTTTGAACTACCAAATCAATGATATCGGAACAATCTTCGTATGTTTTTAAATTATTCTCCACGACGGGTTTTTTGATTCACGAAATCGTCAACGCTGGCAGCTGATCTGCGGCGTGTTGTTTTGGAAGGTTCAGAGCCTTGGCCAAAAATAGATCCTAAAGAAAAGGAGTTGTATTCAGATTCATGCTCGATCTCGAATTGAAATTTATTAATTTGAGGAACATGTTCCGCGCTAGAGTTTTCTGGATCAGAATCATCATCATAATCATCATCATTGCTCGACAAACGAGCTTTGGATACAGCCTTTGGTTTTTCTAACATTGCCGCCATTGCATTTCCGCAACTCGAACAGAACTTAGGCTTGGAATAATTATATGTATGTTTTGAACCGCAGTTAGGACAAAAAATAGAAATCATACTATTATAATGTCTTTAAATGGTTGTTTTTCCAGTTAATTTTTCCGACGAAAAGACAAGGCCACCACCTGTTATAATTTAGCATCCGCTGCGTGCGTTGTGGTAGCCTTGTCTATATTTATTTACACTGTAGCTCCGATTTTTTCCAATTTAGACACTAAAAACTTAAGAATTTCACTGCGAACAATATCTTCGTGAGAGAATGAGAATGTTTGCACTCCTTTGTCTTTGCTTTCTTTGTCGTTAAACAAATTAAACATACTCTTAAATCCAGAGCGCTGACCAATATCACTTTGCATAGTATCTCCACACATAATAAGCTTGGTGCCTTCGCCAACTCTTGTAATCAAAGTAGTTAGTTCTTTCAAGGTGAAGTTTTGGCACTCATCTGCCACAACAATTTTGTCTGTCCAGCTTGCGCCGCGCAAAAAGTTAATTGGCACAGCACTGATCATTTCTTGCTTCTTTAACCAAGCAACATCTTGCGGCTGTACAATCTCTTCGAGTTTGTCGTATAAAGGCATTAGGAATGGATCAAACTTTTCAGCAATATCACCTGGCAAACTTCCCAAACCTTTGTCAGCACTTTCGGCAATGCTGCGAACATATAGAAGTTCTTTTTCACGATCCGCCGCCATGAGTTGAATCGCCGCATAAATCGCCATGTAAGTTTTAGATGATCCTGCTGGTCCAGAAACAAAAACAATAGAATTGTCTGGATTGAGTATGATATTTAAGAATCGAACTTGTTTGTCTGTAAATTTGAATTTACGAGGTCTTGTTCTGATCTTATGTTCTAGTTGAGGGTGGAACTCAAGAGAACCCGACTTATCGAGTTTTTTCTTTGCCATTCATTTATATTTACACCGTATAATTATAGAATTACCTCGCGCAATGAAATATCTCCTGCCAAAATCGAATTTTCTGATATCGATAGATTTTGAGACACAATGCGCGAATTTGACGACATAGATAAGTTCGGCGTAAAGATACTTGCTCCCAAATCGTTTTTCACATTTATATTTATAGTATCTCCATATCCACTGTAAGCAATAAAATTACCTATGTTTGTGGCTTTGATGCTTACTTCTTTTTCCACACCGTCTAAAAACATATTTGTTGATTTATCTTGCCCCAAAACAAATGTGGGTGTTCGCGCACAACTCACTCGATAAGAAATAGATTCATAATTCTGATCCGACAACAATGCACCATTGCTGACAACGGTGTTGTATCCATGTGCTAGAAATCCATTTAATTCTCCAGTGTCTGGCGCACCAGTTGCCGCCGCAAAAGCTTGATTGACAATCATGTTGGTGCTGGTAAATTCCGCGCTCACAATCACAGGCGCAAATGGAGTAATTTCCACAGATGCGCTGTTGCAGAAACAACCAGAAAACTCTGAATTGCCGATTCTAATAGAACTAGAACCAGTGCCTGTGAGAGAGTTCAACAATATGTTTGCGGCGTTGTATGATGTTTTATTACACGCAACAAAACTCAAGGATATTTTTGCGGCAAGAGGTCCATTAATTCGGAAGTTGTTGTTTTGATTTGGCGCAAGAATGCGCGATGGTTCTAAAGATGCAGCGTATGAAATGCTTGCGGAGTTTGCTGTAACTCTATATGATGAACCAATATAAGTAAGCGATATCGGTGTTTGACTATATTTTATAACTGGCATTTTTTTATTTTTTTAGTTTTGTTGGCGGGGGCTTGTTTATTTTTTTACACTTTTATTTGGGTTGAAGTCGATGAGTGTGCTACGTTTTCGAACAATGGGGGGGGAGGGTATGGTTTGGTGGGATTGGGG